TGCAAGTATTGTACCAGTTTTGTTTAGAGATACAGTAACTACATATACTCCACAAAATGTTAAGTCATTGGGTTGTAGTTTTGGTGCAGGTAAAGAAAATAAATTTACTGCTGATGTTGTAGTTGATAATCAGAAGTATTCTTAAATTAAAACTGTAACAGATTATACTTTCTTTGGAACAAAAGGATCTGTATTCTTAGAATCTACAAGTTTTAGTGCTGATGCATCAACTGCTGTACAGCAAGGCGATCTTATCCAATTCTCTGATGATGACAACGACTTAGTTCGTTCAATTGTACAATATGGTACTAAGCAAGAAGGTGCTTATAAGTCAAGAATCTATCTAGATACTGCTTTACCAGGAGCAGTGACAAATGCAAGTATTGTAAGATTGCGTCCTATCGTATCCAATTCTGCAAGTGGCACACTCCTATTCCCTACTGGAAGTAAGCAAGTTTCTGCAGTTTCTGCTGGTGGTGATGATACTAAGATTAAGTATTACTTCCGTAGAGATTTTGTAACTACAGCATCTAGTGGTGGTGGTATTATTACGTTTGCTGCACAGTTACCATTTGGTACACAAAGGTTTGCTGCATTCACTGAAGAGAATTATATTGTCACTGTTCTTGATCCTGGTGATGCACCTGACATTGTGAAGGGTGACATCGTTTATATTGCAGAAGATGCTGTTGAAGTTACTTCTTCTACTGATACCGCTAGTGGTCTTACTACTGGTAGTATTAGTTTACAGTTACCATCAAATTATTTTGGTGATATTCCAGCTAATGGAACATATCCAAAACTTAAATTGACTGCTACATTAGAAGTATCTAATGCAAAACCAAGATTAAAAACTGTAGTTAAAAATAAGAGAATCACAGTTACATCTGCTGGTGACCGTGTTGTACCTCTAAGAGGAACAGATTATGATACAGAGGTTGTAGAAATTCTATCATACTCTGATGCATTCAAACTTAAGTATGTTTATGAAGGAACTTCTTCACAACCACCTCAAATCGATACTGTTGGAAATCTAATCTCTGGTACTGATGTAACATCTAGATATACATTTGACAGTGGACAAAGAGATACAATTTATGATGTTTCTCGTATTGTTCTAAAACCTGGATTTGAAGCAACTACAGGTCAACTTGTTATTGCTTTCGATTACTTTGAGCATTCTCAGGGTGACTTCTGTACTATTGATAGTTATCTGCATGAAGCAGGAATTCCAGAAGATGAGATTCCATCTTTCGACTCTTCTGTTCTAGGTATTACACAATTAAAGAACGTTATTGACTTTAGACCAAAGGTAGATACTCAAACAATTATTCCTGGTTTCCTTGATACATCATCATTAGAAGTTACAGAAGGATCTTTCTCTGGTTCTGGTGCTATTGTTACTAGTACACCTGCACCAGATAGAAATCTAGAGTATACATTCTCCTTTAGTCAGAAACAATATCTAGATCGTATTGATGGTATCTTCTTAGACAAGAAAGGAAGTTTCATCGTTAAAGAAGGTAATTCTTCACTCAACCCATCTAAACCAGATCCTATTGAGGATGCTGTACCTCTGTTCTATGCTTACATTCCAGCATTTACTACTACCAGTAAGGATGTTAGAGTAACTTCTGTTGATAACCGTCGTTACACAATGCGTGACATCGGTAAGTTGGAGAAGCGTATTGAGCGTCTTGAGTATTATACCACACTTAGCATCCTAGAGCAGCAAGCTCTTAACATGCAAGTTAAAGATGAGATTGGTCTAGACAGATTTAAATCTGGATTCTTTGTTGATAACTTTGAAGCACACAAAGTTGGTAATCTTAGATCTCTTGATTATCGTTGTGCTATTGATTCACAGCAATCTGTATTGAGACCACAATCTAAAGAAGATTCTATTGATCTAACAGAAGTAAATATCAGAGAAGATCAAAGAACTGTTTCTGGATATAAGAAAACTGGTAACATGATTACGTTGCCATATAAGCATCTTTCTTTATTGGGTAATAGTTTTGCTTCTTCTAAAGTAAATCCAAATCCATTTGTTGTCCTTCAATACGTTGGTGATAGTGGACTTTCGCCTTCAATTGATCAATGGTATGATCAAAGTGTTGAACCTGTAGTTGTAGATACTAATACTGATCTATTCAATATTTTCTTAGCGAAGGAAGATGTAAAAGAAAGTTTATCTAGTTTACATAACTCTTTTGTTATTAACTGGGTTGGTGCATCTAGTTCGTTTACATCTATCAATTCTCTTGGAGAAGTAAATTCTGATGTTGCAAACACTAGTGTAACTTCTGCATCTGTAGGAAGTTCTTCAAACATTAGTCCAAAAAATAATGAAGTTGGTAAAGGTGTACAAACTAAGAGTGTTGGAGATAATGTTGTAGCAACATCTCTATCATTCTTTGCTAGAAGTGTTCCTGTCAAATTTACTGTTGGCAGAATGAAACCTAATACTAAGATCTATGTTTTCTTAGAAGGTAGAGATATTTCTCGTTGGGTAAATCCTGACCTTAGATATACTGGTATTGCAGGAAACTCTTTATCTGCATTTAATGGATCTATTACTACAGATGAATATGGTAATGCAAGTGGATTAATTGTCTTACCTGCTGGTCTACCACCATTAGAAAATGCAACTTGGTCTGGAGATGTAGATACTGTATCATATGATACATCTGCAGAAGAGTTGAACTTTACTGCAGGTACACTGACATTTAGATTTACTTCTAGTCCAACTAATGCAGAAAAAACAGGTGTAGATACTTACACTGAAGTTAAGTATTACGCCACTGGTGTTTTACCAGAAAATCCTTCTAGTATCGTATCAACAAAACCATCTACCTTTAAATCTAATGAAGGTGTACAGTTAATTGATAGTAATACTGATAATCCTGTAAGACCTAATCCATTAGCTCAAACATTTAAGATTGAAAATCTAGATGGTGGTTGTTTCATCACTGGTGTTGATCTCTACTTTAATAAGAAGAGTACAAATGTACCAATCAAAACATACATTACTAATGTTGATGCAGAAAAACCTGCTAAAAACATTGTTCCTGGTTCTGAAAAAACTCTATCTCCAAATACAATCCTTAGGTGTTTCGCTAGTGGAAACATGTCTGTATATAAAGGAGAGAATGTAACTGGTGCATCTTCTGCTGCTTCTGGTCCTATTCTCAAGATCTTTGATAAGAACAATGTAGAACTAGTAGCTACTGCATCTGGTAGATACAGTTTGACTAACGAGCAAGTTTACACCGTAGTACTTAGTAACCACAATGGTAGATCCTTCATTCAAAATGAAGATCTAACTATTCCATCTGTAACTCTTGCTAATGATACAGGTGGTACAGATTTTGTTCTTGCTGTTGCAAAAGACAGTGGTAAATTATCAGGTATTAGAATTACTAATACTGGTCAAAATTATGACAGTGCAATCCTAACCATTGAAAGTCCACAACTTCCTGGTGGTTCCAATGCTACTGCAAGTATCGAAGTGTCTGGTGGTAGGATTTATAATGCTGAAATCTCACTAAATGGATTTGGATATACAGAGGCACCTTCAGTTGTCATCAAAGGTGTCGGTAACGGTGCTGGAGGGTGTGAAATGCAAACCTTTATCGATATAGACACACCTGCCGTTAGGATGGGTGTAGCAGTCGATTCGGGGGATGCTACGCCATCTACTACACCATCACATTTTGCCTTTGATAATCCTGTATATCTACAAAATGATACAGAGTATGCTCTGGTAGTTGAAACAGATTCTATTGATTATGAACTATGGTCTTCCAAACTTGGTGAAACTGACATTGCTACAAGCACAGTCATTACAACTCAACCATCTCTAGGTTCTGTATATCGTTCACAGAATACTGAGAGTTGGACTGAAGATATCTTTGAAGATCTTAAGTTCACTATGTATCGTGCTGAGTTTAATATCACAAGACCTGCAGAACTTTTACTCAAGAATTCTAATTTGGGTTATGAGTTGTTGAACAACAATCCATTTGAAACAAATGCTAGTGCAAATACAAATTCAACATCTAAGTTGTTTAAAAATAACAACTCTATCTTGAAAGTAAATCATAGAGACAATGGTTTTGAAACAACTGGAAAGTCCTATGTTTTCTATAGAACTGCTAGAGAGACATCTGGTATTACTGATAGTATCTTGAATAATACATTATTCCAAGTAACTAATTCTGGTGTTGATGTATACAACATCACTTCTGTAGGACAAGCTGCTGGAAATGGTGTTGGTGGTGGTGATACTGTATATTCTACTTTCAATAGAAAGTTTGAAACACTATATCCACAAGTTTCTTATCTCTCATTTACAGGAACTACCTTATCAACAGAAGTCAAAACTACAAATGTTGTACCAGTAGATTCAAGCACAACTAATTACACTTCATATTCTCAAAGTGATTATGAAAAAACTTTCTTGAATGAAGCACATTACTTTACAAACCAGAAGATGGTTGCTTCTGACATTAATGAAACACTCAATAATTTGTCAGATTCACTAAGATACAAGATGACTCTATCGTCTACTGTGTCTCATTTAAGTCCAATTATTGATCTTTCTACTGCTAGTGTCAAAACAGTAAGTAATAGAATTGAAAATGCTATGGGTCAGGAAGATAGATATGGTAGAAGAGATCAAATCATCGAGTTCTATCCAGTTTATTCTTTCAAACTTGCAGGACAAGGTGGTACAGAACTTCAAGATAATCAAACTATCAAAGGTACAACCACTAAAGCTACTGGAACTATTGCAAGAATCGATAGTGATACTGTTTATGTAAGAGTTAAGACAACACAGTTCTTCCAGAAAGGTGAAACTGTAACTCTAGGAAACCAATTATCTCTTACTAACGTAGTAGTTGATTCCACACCTTCACAGGTATTAACATCTATTAATGATGCTGCAACAATTATTGCACGTAATCCAAATATTATGTTGGAAACATATGATAATGTTATCACAGGTAAGGCAACTATATGGAATAGTGAAACACAAAAATTAACTCTAAGAGTTGATGTTCATCCTATTAATAATGATTTTACTGGTAAGATTGTTGATAATGTTTTCTATAACAGAAACGCTGTTACAGCAGATCAACTACCAGATATCTTCCGAGTAGGTGATTTTGTTAAGTATCCAAATCAACCAGATGAAGAAAATGCATATCTTGAGGTTGGAAAAGTAACATACACAAATGGTTTAGATTTTGTTGCTGAAGATACATCTAAGAATGGTTCTGCATCTGCTAAGTATGTAAGTAAGGAAGTTTCAATCAGTAATCCAGCAACTGCAATTAACGTTCATCTCTTAGCAAATGTTAAGGACATTTCTAATATTGAAGTGTTCTATAAGTTCAAGAGAGCATCTAGTCAAGAAAACTTTGAAGATATCGATTGGGTATACTTCAATGAGAAAGGAGAACCAGATGTATTTGAAATTGCAACCAGTGAAAATACCATTTCTGGTATTGTAGAGAAACAAACTGCATATCAAGATCTTGAATATACTGTAGAAAATCTACCTGAATATTCATCTTTCGCAATCAAAATTGTAATGAAAGGAGTAGATCCCGCATATGTACCTAAGATCCAAGATATTAGAGCAGTTGCTGCATTCTAGGTTCCGCGTATGGACTATATCAAAGTTGAAGGGCATGATGGTCTTATAAGAGACCAAAACACTGGTGCCATAATTAATTTGAATGATTCTGCAATAGCTGCAAGACGTAAGTCAAAACAGCTAGGTTCCGCGTTAGACGACATAAATATGTTGAAGAATGAAGTTTCTGAAATTAAATCACTACTTAGAGAGTTAGTAAAAAATGCCCGCAATTAATGTAGCAAAAACTGATACCTTTGAACTTCAAAGGCAGAAAATTAACACAATTAGTGATCAGATTTTTAGTGTCGCTCAAGGAGGTAGTGACTTATCTACTGGTATTTTAAAACTAGGTGACGGTACAAAAGCTACCCCGTCACTAGCTTTTACAAATGATCCAGACACAGGATTCTATAGAGCTGGGTCAAAATCAATTGGTATTATTTCAAATACTAAACTTCTTGCTACTTTCAGTAATCAAGGTAATGAATTCTTTAATGATGTAAATTTCATTAAAAATGAAATATCTTCAGCATTCATTAATATTACTGACAGTGGTCAAAACTATGATGGAGGAACTTTTTCAGATATTCCTGTTATTGGTGGATCTGGTATTGGTGGTTCACTTAACATTACGGTTGAAGCATTTACAGGAACAATTACTAACGTTGGTGTAGATTATACGGCAGGATCGTTCTCTAGTGTTAATGTTTCTGGTGGAACTGGATCTGGAGCAACACTTACTTTCCAAGTTCTTGGTATCGAAGGATCAACTACAAACAAAGGTGGTTCATACTCTGATGGTCTTTATAATGATGTTCCGTTTACTGGTGGTACTGGATCTGGAGCAAAATTTTCATGTACAGTAAACGGTGGTGAGGTAGAAGGAGTTACTATTCAAGATGATGGAACTGGATATAGAAATGGTGATGTTCTTTCAGCTAGTAATGCAGATCTTGGAGGATCTGGTGGAGGATTTGCTTATACCGTTGATAATAATCCTGGCACAGTAGATGATACTACTTTCCAATTTATTGACAAAGGAACTGGATATGCTGTTGGTGATGTATTAGGACTTCCATCTGGTATTACTGGAGTATCAACTACTTTAGATAATACTTCTACAGATATTACTGTAACACAAGTACAAGCAGACGCTATTGAAATAGGATTTGTTGTAACACAAACTGCTGGTGCTGGTGTTCTTGTAGGTAGTGGTGGTCCTGGTGGTGGTACTAATCCAACGGTATTCAATAAAAGTGGAACTACTATTACGTTATCTGCTCAACCAGATACTTCTGGATCTGCTACCCTAAGTTTTCAACCAGCATATGGAACTCCAGCAACACCATTTGCGTTTACTATTAGTAAAGTTGGAGCAGTAGAAAATGTATCTGTAAGTGCTGGTGGTAGTGGTTATGCTGGTGGAGATGTTCTTACTGTATCTCCATTTAATTTGGTTCAACCAATTACGTATACAGTAAATGTAATTGCAGTAGATAAAATTACATTAACTGGTTCAATTGCAACCTCTTTTGTATCAGCAGGTGATTCAATTTATATTCCTGGTGGAGCAATTGAGACAACTAATATTACAACACAAACAACTCTTGCAGGTGAATCAAATAATTCGTACAGTAATGTATCTGCAACTGGTGGAACTGGATCTGGAGCAGTATTCACAGTAAATAGAGGAATTAGTGGAGATGTTTCTACTGTAAACGTTTCTACTGCTGGTGTTGGATACACAGCAGGTGATGTTCTTACTATTGTTGGTGCTGATGTTGGTGGAACAACCCCAACAGATAACATTGTATTTGAGGCACAATCTGTTAGTGCAGATGGATCTTCCGTAGAAGTTTATGAAGTCGTATCTTCTGGTGGCAATATTACTCTATTAGTTGTTGCTTCAGGTGGTAATTTTACAGAAAATGATTCTGTTGCAAAAGTTGGAGTTCCTGGAACAGCAGCTCCAATTGATACTCTTAATGGTGGAAACAAATATTTTATCGATACTGGATCTGGAGATGTATATCATCCAGCTTTAACATTATTTGCTGGTAACACATATAGATTTAATAATGCTTCACAAAGTTCTCACCCATTTAAATTTTCACAATTTCCAGATGGTATTCACACTCCAAGTAAAGTTGTTGGATTAACAACTACTCTAGATGTAAATACCACTACAGTAACTCTCACAAGCACAACTGGCATTCTGCAAGGCATGAGTGTTACTTCAACTGGTGGTGGCGGTAGTGGAGGAACTGTTGACACAGACACTTTTGTAGCATCAGTTGTAGATGCCACAACTATTACCTTAACAAAAGTTCCTAGTACATCGGGAGCTGCAACTTTAGATTTTTCTGGATTTGCTTATACAGAGGGTGTTAGTTATGAAGGAGCATACTCATCAATCTTAGTTACAGAGACCACACCTACCCTCTATTATTATTGTGGGGTACACCCTGATATGGGTGGTAGTGAAAATAATGAACCAGCACTTACTATTGATCCAAATAACCCAAAAACTTTTGGAACTGGTCTTAGTATGACTCTGACAGATGTTTTATCAACATCTGCAGCTGGTATTGATATTAGTGAAAGAAAAATTACAACAAATGAAATTGCTGTTACTACAGGAGGAATTGATACATTAACTGTTGCAACACAATTAAATGCTGATCAAATTGTTGGATCAGTAGCTGCATTGAATACCATTAATTCAAATGCTGCATTTGCTATTAATTCAACTGGATATGATACTACTGTAAATTCTGATAATTTAAAAGTAGGAACTTTATTCAACGTTGAAGCATCTTCAGGAGATGTTCAAACTTCTGGTACTTTAAAAACATTAGCAACATTAAATGTTAATGACAAGATTACTGTAACAAATAATACAATTACAACTACTGCAGGAAACAACTTAGTTCTACAACCAGCTTCTGGAAAAGTTGCAAAAATTGATGCTCTTTCTGCTCTAATTATTCCCGTTGGTGATACTGCAGGAAGACCTGGATCTGGGGTTGTTGAAAATGGTGCAGTTAGATTCAATACAGACAACAGTCAATATGAAGGATATAGTGCAGCAACTGGTTCTTGGTCTTCTCTTGGTGGTGTAAGAGACATTGATGGTAATACTTATATTTTAGCAGAACTTACTGCTGGTGCAAATGATAATACACTTTGGTTCTATAACGATAGTCAAAATACATTAAAGTTAACAGGAACTGAATTACAGTTTGTTTCAACCAAAACTATTTCTTCTCCTAAGTTAGGTCTTCCTAATTACTCAGTGTTTACACAAAACACTCCAGTTGTAATAGGAAATTATATTAAGTATAGAAACAATCTATATGAAGTTACAAATGCTGGTACAACTGGTGGTCAAGGAACAGAACCAACTCACACATCAGGTGTTGCTAATAGTGGCACTGCACAACTTACTTTCTCACAAGTAGCTGTTTCTGAATTAATATTCAATGAGGTAGATCAAGTAAGAATCGGACCTAATAAGGATTGTCCTTTAATTATTGGT